GCAAATTGAGGATCGGGCGGCATCATTGCAATAATATGAAACTTAGAAAATGACACTTGTTCCACATTGCCAGCAAAAGAATAAGGAAGTAAAGTCATTCCAAATTGGTTAGATTCTGTTCTTTGCATATGAATTACCATAGGCATCTTAAGTAATAACTGTAATTCATCTTCATGAAGAAGACGGCCAACAATTTCTTGACCAGAACTAAGCTTTAAAATAATAGTTGAATCATAATTCGATTCAGTTGAAGCAACAACCTGTTCCATAATATATTTCCTTTAAAATTTGAATTGTAGACGATTTTGTGAAAATAGAGTATACTCTGATTTACGTCTTCTTGTCAAGCCTGCACTTTCTACTAATTTACCATTGACAGTAATTTTGTTCCATACAGTAAAATTTGATTCTACAATTGGTAAATTTACTTTTATTCTTTTTAAAAGAGTAGATTTGGCTAATGCGCCGGATCCTACATTATACGCAAAACAAACTAAAGCATCAAATTGATGCTGTTTTTCGATGGGCGGACAAGCTAATCTAGTTACCTCTCGTTCGAACTTAGAGATATCATCTAACAGCCATTTTTCTGCTTCCTGTTGTGTGCAAGTCAGTCCAAGGGTAACAGGCTTACCTTCAATGACAGTCGTTCCATAGCCAATTGTGGGAACTGAAGCTCCATCTAAATATGCGACTAAGGAAAGTCCTTCGTATGATTTTATTAAATTTATTCCTAATTCGCTAGTTTTCATATTAGTATTTAGTTTTGTAAAAATTCTTATTTTCCTAAATATTATAATAATCGTGTCATAACGGCTGCTAACACCATTATGACACTAAACACATACAACTGTCAAGGAGTCATACATGTCTATTACTATTTATTACCTAATACTTCTAGGTATTATATTATGAACTACCAACGAATTCACGATGAAATTATAGCCGATTCTAGGCTGTCTTCGCCAATTGGCTTCAAACATAACAATAAGACTATGGGATATAAGGAACGGCATCATATTGTTCCAAGATGTATGGGAGGAACTAATGATCCTACTAATTTGGTTTATCTAACTGCAAGACGACATTTTATAATTCATAGATTGTTGACTAAGATTTATCCCGAAAATATTAAAATTTTACATGCGTTTCACATGATGTTTACGAATATTTCTACCCGTAAGTTAGATAGTGATTGGATAAAATCAAAAAGCAAAAATTATGATTATTTTAAAACTGAATTATCTAATAAAATGAAAGGCAATCTTCGTAATTTAGGACGTAAACATAGCACAGAATCTAGATTAAAGATGTCTATATCTTCTATGGGCAAAACAATATCACTAGAACAAAGAAAAGCTATTTCTAAAGCTCAATTAGGCAATAAAAATATGTTAGGCAAAGTACATTCAGAAAAAACCAAAGCTGAATGGTCAAAGAAACGAAAAGGCATTGTGTTATCTGAAGAACACAAAAAGAAAATTTCTGAAGGAAATTACCGTAGATGGGCTCGTATGAAATCAAATATTACAACAAATTAGTAGCGATTTCGTGGATTCCCGACATCGTACTTTGCATCTAAAATCCAATTATTTTTATCTTTAAATGAAATAATTTTAAGTGTGGATATTGGTACTGGTTTGGGTGTTTGTACTTTATTTGGATTTACTATTTCCACCAATTTCCATTCTTGTAACAATAGTGCAATAGCATTTCTTCTAGCTAAGTCATTTTCAGTTAATTCTGTTTTGTCGAATTTTCTATCCAACAAATGCATTTCTTTAAAGTGACAAACAAAATATCTTTGACGTTTACTCAATATATGACAAGATTGCCATAGCACTCTAACCTGCTTATCATTTTCGTCATACTCATAGCCGGGGGCACCAATTCTTGTAAGAGTTTCTTTAACCTTCAAGAAATTGTCTGCGGGTTCCATTACATTATTTTTTTCTATTAGTGGAAATCTAACTTCCACCAATTCATTTTCCCAATCGAAATATTTTGACATTATTAAATCCATTCTGTATGCCATTATTGGCACCAAAATTATTTATAATTGTCAATTTTTTAAGTATTGGTTCTAATGGACTTTCCGCTACCAGTAAGCATCTTTTTCATCTTTTCAATTTGTTCTTCGGTATGCATATCAGAATATAATTTTGCTTCTCTGACACTCATTCCATAATAATTTGCTATTATTGTACTTTTTTCAATATCTCTCTGTTTTGGCCATTTTGACCACCGTCTTCTTGGTCTAATCGTATTGATATAGAATGTTGCTTGGATATCCTTGTCTAAATGTGACCGTTCGTTCATTATAGCCGATGTTAAAACAGTATCCTGAGACAACGAAAGACTACGATTAACCAAAAAGGTGTCGTAATTTCCCTTTTTTTCTAACTCTTGATATGTTAAGGGTCTTATTTCCGATAAAGCATTTACAACATCAAAAGGATTATTCTTTTTCAGTGTTGTCATTTGATTTATTAGTTATTCCAATAATATCATTAATAGTAATATCGCCATGTTCTTTATAGAATGCTATTTTTTGTAGCAGCAACTGTGCCATATAGTTATTGTTAATATCAAGCAAAACACATAATATCGCGCACTGCATTAAAATTATTAAATATCCAATGTTTATAAACGATGGAGGAGGAAGTAGTCCAAATGCAATTGTTGATATTAGTGCAAATGAAATTGCTGCAATAATAGGGATGGATTTAGACACAACATATTTTGTTAGGATATTAATTACCGTCATATTACTTCCAACTCCCATTATTCATTATTTCCAACACTAATGCAGCCATATGTATCTGAGGGTCGATTGCAGCACTAACATGCCTATATTGATAGTCAGCAATCAATATAATCATTACAGGGAGGGTACTAGTTACGGCAGATTCATGAAGCCAATCAAATAGCGCTCGATAAAATCGAATTGGTTCAACATCTGAATTTTCGCCTATCCAATTTCTTGCATCCTTATAATTTTTAGTCTTTATTGCTTCCCACAAAGATGCAAATTCAATCTCATTTTGCGCAGACAATGCTCCTAATGTTAATTCATTGTTGACAATAGATCTTTGAATCTCGTTTATAGATCTTCTAACATCTGGCCACCAACGCTTAATAATTTTTATGACTATTTTTTCTGAATATGTTATTTTTTCTTCTTTTAGAATAAACTCTAGTCTTTTCAGAGTTGCCAGCATAAGTTTATTCTTTTCAGCAGATGGAATAGTAAAATTTATTACTGTGCAACGAGAATGAAGTGCTGGTATTATTTTATTACTAAAATTGCAAGTAAAAATAAATCCACAATTACTTGCAAATTCTTCCATCATTGCACGTAATGCTGGTTGTGAGTTTGCAGAAAGATAATCTGCTTCATCAATAATAATATATTTGCGCCTACCATCCAGTGATAAAGAAGCAGCAAAATCCTTAATTTTTGTTCTAACAACATCAATACCAGTTTCTTCAGAGCCATTGATGAACATTGGTATCACACCAAGTTCAGAACACATTGCCAATGCTAATGTAGTTTTTCCTGTACCTGGTGAGCCAGCTAATATCAAATGCGGCAAATCGCCTTGAGCTACAAAGCTTTTTGCCGTTGTCTTAATATTTTCAGACAGAATACATTCATCAATTTTTCTAGGGCGATACTTTTCAGTAAATAAGAACTGCTCTAGATTACTCATTACTTGCTTACAGGTAAACCAGAAGTAATATATGAAATAGTATGACTATTTTGGAGTTTAAAGAAAGCGCCAAATAATTTATTCTTGATTTGAGGCGAATTCATAATACCAATTTCAACCTCATAATCTCCAGTCATTAATTCTAAGGTATCAAATGATACTACCCAACTTCCATTAGGTGCTGATGGTGAAACAACGGCTGTTGAAAAATCAAACGATGCTCTAGCCATTCCACGAGCCTTTTCATCAATCAAATTAAGTTGTAGTTTTCCATTGGTTATTTCAAATTCTAATGTCGATGCCTTTAAAATTGCAGAGGTCTTAGAAATTTTGGTCCACAAATGATTGTTGAAACCGAACTTAGCGTATTGTTCTTCCATAACAAACTTATGAGTAGGAGTAGGAGTTACAGCAACAGGATCTGCATAAGGTATAGTGATAGAACTAATTCCGCCCTTTACCACAAGAGAAGTCTCACCAAATTGAATATCGGGGTACTTATCAGTCTTTCCGATATCAATTACTCCAAGAAGTTGATTAAGGTTATAAATAACACACTCAACTGGAATTGGCGAATCAAGAACAACATCCGCAATAAAACTTCGACTAGGATGGAAGGTTCTTTGATCGGTTCCTTTCTTTAATGTAATTTGTGAATTGATTCTAGCAAAATTTTTTAAAACATCAATAGTAGATTCAGTAAGCGTAAAATTCATTATATATTTTCCTTTAAAATAGTGTTTTCAATAATTGTATGTAAATTTTCTAAATTGCCACAATTTTCAATAATTGGATCTTTTGTAATTGTTGGATCACGAAGCCAATCCCATTCAGAACGATGTAATGGTGTTTTATCAACTGACAAGACCTGTTCGTAAATTGCCTCTTCCCATAATCTTTTACATTCTTCTGAAGGAAAGGTAATTCCTGTATGATCCGCTCTATGAACAATATAGAGATTAGCGCCAACATCCTTTAACATCATTCTTTCGTTGACATAACGAACATCATCAATAACAAAATTAGTATTTTCGTTAATTTCAATTTCTCGTCTTACCATATGAACCCAAATATTAGGATCTATGATATCGCGCATTCCTTGGCCAATTTGTTGAAGTGCAATTCTAGGAGTGATATTGCGTCCTAAAAATTTAGACCAAGTAAAATCAGAGGTTTCTCTCCAAATTCTGTCTTCTTCAGTTTGTCCGTCCAATTTAAATCTATCCCAACCGTATACGACTGATGCGACATCTTTAACTGGACCAGCAAAACTAAGCCTTACAAATCCATAGTTTTTTACTAAATATTTTGCAATGCTCGACTTACCAGAATTTGCAAATCCACACAATCCAACAATTTTCATTATATATCCTTTGGTTCAATAAAGAAGTACGGAAAGGAACTATACCATTTCTCTCCGTACTTTACAAGCACTATTTACTGTTTAGGAAAACATTCCTTAACTAAGTCATCAAATGCTTCCTCAAACGGAAGGGCTGAAATTGTAGAAACCCATCCCTTTAATTTTTCATAAACTTTATTTTTAACAGTGTCACGATGTTCTTCAAATAATTGTGCTTTATCCAATAAAGCATTTAACGTCTTAGTTTTGTCTTCTTCTGGTAAGAGATTAAACTCTTTAATTGTCATTTTGCCATTTTTAGGTTTATCAGGAACAACTTCTCTCTTATCAGACATCGCAATTGCTGGTGCTTTTGCACCAATTGCAATACGATGATTAATAACAGATGCCATAGCAGGAATTGACCCTGAGTAGATGTATGAACCGTGATGTTTTAACTGCATCCAAGGAGCCATCCAAACGGCTTGGCCGATCTCACGAGCTTTTTGACAGAACCAATAATCTTCTGAGAGATATCTATTACTTTTTGGATCAATTTCTGCTTGGAAATATTGCATAATTTTCTTACGACCATCAAACGCAGCAGAACGGTTATGATCTGGTGTATAACGATATTGAGGATATGCCTTAGCAAATGCCTCAAATACTTCTCGCTTAATTAATAAGAATCCAGTACCAAGTTCCAACACTTCTACTGGTTGATCTAAACGAATTTCTTGAGTACCTGGGGCTACATTGAATACGAAGTCGCCTGCAAAGTCTGCTAATCGTCCAGCATCTTCAGGAGGAACCATATTGTAACGAGCGGCATCATATACGTTTTCCCACGCAATGGTTTTCTTTGGATAGGGGCCGCCAATAATAGGCTTATCCATAGCAAGAAGGGCGATAACGTCCATAGGATTAAAATCAATGTCGGCATCAATAAACATCAAATGTGTAGAATCACTTGAAAGAAACTCATCAGCTAAATAATTACGAGCCCTAGTAATTAAACTCTCGTTGAACAAGAAAGAAAACTGAACCTGAATGCCATATCCCATACAAACTCGTTGTAAATCTAATGAACTTTTGGCAAATGTTCCAAGACACGCACCTCCATACATTGGAGTGGCACAAAATAATTTGTGTTTTTGCAAATCTGCTACTGGTACTTGTAAATCCATATTTTATTACTTTCTTTTCAATTCATGCTATGCATGGGTTATAGGTTAATTCAATGAGTGAAACGTCACTAGTATTTAGTTGGGCAGAATATATTGATTTGTATTGCAGAACAAAAACTGGCGGGCTAAACAATAGAGTTTGGAAAGAATCATGGTGGGATCCTGAAATATTAGCTTCATTAAAAACCCATACCTCTTGGTTGTTAGAGCCAACCGACATTATGGAAAGATTGTATTGTGCATATCATAATTTAGCATCTAGGCCAATATGTTATTGTGGTAAAAATTCTCCTAAATTTAGACAATTTAAATCTGGTTATTGGGAATTTTGTTCATTAGAATGCAGCGGCCAATCGCCAACAAGAGTCACGAAGATACAAAAAACTACTAATGATAGATTTGGTGTTGGAAGAAAGGCTATTGTTGCTAGAGCCGCTAAAAATAACATGATGAAGTATGGGGTTGAATACACAACACAAACTGATAATTTTAAGCAAAAAGCTAAAATAACTAAATTAGAACGTTATGGTGATGAAAACTATTGCAACTATGAAGCCATTAAACAAACCAACTTAGCTAAGTATGGGGTTGAATACACAACACAAGCTACAGAAGTAAAAAAGAAAATGAGAACCTCAATCCTAGAACGGAATGACGGAAAATTGCCATGTCAAAAACACCTTAATCATGATATTATAGCTCAACTTAATGATTTTGATACTATTAACCAACGAAACAAAAATGGAGAAGGCATCGAACAAATTGCCGATTCGCTAGGCGTTACTCCAAGAGCCATACGAATTAAATTTGAAATTAATAACATAGAACCAATTTTTTATTTTCCCGGCAACAAATCTAAAGAACAAGACAGATTACAATTATTCATTGAATCTTTTGGATTTGATTGTATTAAGAATACTAAAAAAATAATTGCACCTAAAGAGATTGATATTTATATTCCTACCTTAAATTTAGCAATTGAATATAACGGAAACTATTTTCATAGTTTTTCATCAGAAGAAACACCAGAACAAAAAAATAAACACAACCAAAAACGTTTAAATTGTGAAGCAAAAGGATTGCGACTAATTCAAATTTGGGAAGATGATTGGTTAAATAAACAAGATATAGTCAAATCAATTATTCGGCGAGCTATTGGAAAGACCCCAAATTCTATTGGTGCTAGACAAACTACTATTATTTTTCCCACTAAAAAAGAAACAGAAGTGTTTGTGAATACCCATCATATTCAAGGGCATATAAGATACAAACATTCGATAGGATTATCAGATAAAAATGGTAATATTATTCAATTAATGACTTTTGGAAAACCTAGATGGAGTAAACTTGCTAAATGGGAGATTCTTAGATTGGTTACACATAGTGATTATCGAGTTATTGGTGGGGCCGAGAAGTTGCTTAAAGCTGCTAAGGATCATTGGTTGGATTCTGATTCTATAATAACTTATTCAGACAATCTACTCTTTACTGGAGAAACCTATAAAAAATTAGGATTTGTTCTACATCATGAATCTTCGCCTAGTTATTTTTATTGGAAAAAGGGAATTTCGTATTCGCGTTTTCAATTTCAAAAACATTTACTAAAAAAGAAACTCTCTAACTTTAGTCCGCAACTCTCAGAGTCAGCAAACATGTTCAATAATGGGTATCGAAGATATTGGGATTGTGGAACAAAAGTTTGGTTATCTAAATAAATTTGGTGCCGGATGTGGGAGTCGAACCCACAATGTCTTGCGACGGTGGATTTTGAGTCCACTGAATATGCCAATTCTTCTAATCCGGCAAGTTTTTAATAAACGTACTCTAAATCACCACCATAATATCCATTGCTGCTATTTCTAAAATCTAGAATAACACTAAAGGTATCATTGGCAAATTTATATCCATAATATTTGGTTACATCATAACTATCGTTTTCTATTTCTCTGGTGCTTAGTGGAGTTACTGAAAGTAAAAACTTTGCCTACCAAATCTTCATAATTATCAAATGACTCTATCCATGTTTTAGAACAGCATTCGCCATATGCCTTAAATGTATAATTTTCTAATGGAGTAAAAATGTTACCTTTTCGGAATCCCATTCAATTTTATTAATAAATTTTCCAACTAAATCTTTTATTTCCATAAAAATTCACAATCTCTATTATTTGTTATTTCGCGTAATTTGTCTCTAACATCAGCTATGTTTATGACTATTTTATTTTGATATTTCTGTTCGTCTCGAAGCCATTGATCTAGTTCAGAAAATGCTAACGCAAGACTAACACCTTTTATAGAACACTCATGTTCCCAATTTTCTTCTGGTATATTGAATTCTAATGTTGCTTTACTCATAAATTACCATACATTCTCTGTAAATAAAACACCTTCTACCCTACGGATATCAGGAAGAAGTTGGTCACATTTAATGGCATGTTCCCATGCTTCTTCTCTAGTTAGAAATTTTCGTTTGTTATCTTCGCCCCAAATCCAAAATCCTTGTTCACTACCGATTATATCACGATTAAATTGTTTCGCAAGAGCAAACAAATTATGATGGCGGCATGGTTTGTCTAACCATATAAAATCAGAAGTTTTTGTGAATTTTAATGCTACACCTTGAATCATAATTTATCCCATTAATACACAATACATTTCAAATGCAGTTTGTGCTTGATCTTCTGTTGTAAATGGTCCATGACAATCACCTGTCTCATCCCAAAAACACCATCCCAAACATTTTACTGAATACAAATCACGATTTGATTCACAACTAGTTTCATAATTACTATGGTAATGAATTTGTGAATTCATTTTCCGTGTATCATCCATTCAGGAGAAATTTTACAAATAATATAACTCCACCCCACTGCTTTATCATTAGACAGATACCAACCTTTGCTACAACTTCCATCAGTGTCTGGTTTTGGGCGATATGCTGCTTTTTGCTCCAACCATTTAAAAACCAATTCAGCACATTCGTCGGCAGTTAATCTTAAAGGAAATGGATTGACATTTTTAGTTTTGTCTAAATGCCAATATAAAGTTATAGATTCTGATTCTTCAGTTATGAATCCTTCGGCGAATCTATTATTTCCAAATGCTAGATTTAGGGCAAGCTTTAAATTTTCTTTTCCCTTGCTATGAACATCGACTTGTAATGAGCTAGAGTATACATTTTCTAATTCCATATTATTCCTTAAAAATTACACTAGCCAGCCGATCCATGCCTATAGAAATCTCACATATAGGATTTTTAAAATCAGTTCTTGTTGAAGTAGCAATTATTTCTAATTCGCCTTTATGTAAGTCAACGGTCTTTGAAGAATAATGTGGTAGGTCGGTAGGAATTTCAGAAACAAGATTAAATGTATTACATAGCGCATTAATAGCAAGTTCCTGATAATCAACTTTAGTTCCTTCTGAATAAGACAATTCAAATTCTAATTGATAGAATTCTCTAAATCTCATATTTGAGAATCTAAATTTTCCTAAATTTTCATCACGAAATGATTTGCCGAGTTGCCAAACACAATGAGGAAGTTTCTTTCCATTCAAAACTTGATATAAACCAGCAGTTGTTTCTGGCCTAAGATATGAACTCCCAACTGTTAATAATTCAAACTTAGCATCAATATGTGATTGTAAAAATTTAGCAGGAGTTAAACAAGGTGTTTCTACACGTTCAAAAGTAACTGCCTTGTTTGCATTATTCCAAGTATCTCGTATCGTCATAAAACATAAATTAGTTAGATATTCTCTCTTTTTTATGTCGTCTTCAGTATAAACAATAAATCCATTATCCCAATCAAAATCTGATGCGTTTTTCATATATTATTTCTTTGCTCGAAAAGATAATTCCATTTTATCGTCAATGTAAGTAACATCAGCAGAAGTTCGATTTTTATTATAAGACACTGTCTTAAATCTACAACGCTCTAAAACTTTCTTATCAGACAGAGTAGGACCATCCAACATGGCTCTAGTTACCCCTAAATTAATAAGACCTGCTAGGTATGCAGCCCCAGGAATCATACCATTAATATCAATTTTATTCATCAATAAATCCTCTCGCAAACGCCACCGTTATTCATCTTAACCAACCCATCATTGGTCAATTTAAGATTAACACCAACACGGTCACTTACTTCATTGAATTTTGAAATGGTAGCTTGTCCTAAATCTACACCACAACGAAACGCAAGAATATCAAGATATGTCTGAATATCAGCTAATTCTTTAGCCAATTCTTCTCGCTTTTCTTCCAATGTAAAGTCGCCCCGGTCAATCTTTTTGATTACATTAGCTGCTTCGCCAAGTTCACCTAATATTGCATTGGTCCATTGAGCCAAAGACCAGTCAGAACCATCTGCCATAGGATGAGCAATTTCACCTTTAGAATTTTTAAATAATGGCAATCTTCGTAAATTTGCCGTTCGTAAATCATCAAAATTTAATGCCATAATATTCCTTTAAAAATAAGCAGGTGTGCATCGCGCAGCAAACATCGTTATAATAACATTATCGGATCTTACAATATCATAATGTTCAGAAAAATCATTATGATATTTTTTTAACCAAACCTCGTCATTCAGTCCAGCAATAGCACAGTATCCCATCTTGCGAAGATTTTTCGCTACCTCTTTGGTATATTCTATTTCATCAGTTACTATTCCATCATCATTAACAAAACCTGCCAATGCTGCTTGATTTTGCGCATGAGTAACATCCTCAATATACATCGGTCTAGATTCTGGTTTGAACACACATGAGCTTGGTTTCGGAGCAGGATCTAATTGACATTTCTCTGGCTGAGGTTCTGGACTCGGAATTACTGGTGTAGAAGTTGGAGTTACTACAACTGTAGGAGTTGGAATTGGAGGTTGCTCTACAGGAGGCCAAGGAACACACGAAGTTAAGGCCAAAAGTCCAACTATCGCTATTTTGATCATAATATTACCTAACAATAAAAATGGTGGGAGATCTTTGATTTGAACAAAGAAGGCCATAAGACATCGAATTTACAGTCCGACCTCGCTGCATTACGAGACTAATCTCCCAAATAAAATTCACAATCAATGGAAAATTTGGGCATCGAACCCAACTGATATCCTCGGTGCAAGCGAGGTGTCCACTCCTAGCAGACCCATTCCCCGTGTGGTTTGCGGGTATCTGAACGCTTCCCGCCAGCGGTTAAATTCTCGACTCAGATTGTGATTTAACAGACCATTCTATCAAAGGAATTTAACTTTACCGTATCTCTTCTGAGATACCCAATGATATTTATATTAGAACGCAGAAAGGCTGTAGGTGTTAACAACAGAACCATTCTTCTTAACCGAACGATTGGTTACAATGTCGTAACCAAGGTCGCGAAGATCGCTAACGACAAAGCGAGCGCGGGAAGTGCTAGTCTTGAGACGTGAAGCAATCTGTGCAGGAGAGAGACGATACCCCTTAGCAAGAAGGTTGATAACACGAGTTTTCTGTGACGTAGTATTCTTAGTAGCCATAATTTATTTTCTCACTTTACTTTTTCGCCATTATTATCAAATTTCCAATTTTAGGGCGATTCCAGAATTGGAACTTATAAGTTATTTAATCTAGTACAAGCACATTCGGAACATAAAACTCTCATCCAACCAGATGTGGTCATTGTTCCTCTATTTCCGCAAATTTCACATATTGACCATGATATGCCTTCAGCAAAATGAATTAATGCTGATACTGTAGGCGTTTCATAATCACAATATACTCTAAGACGCCCAAATTTTTCTTTGACTTGGGTAAGTTTTGGTAATTTAGTTTTTTCGTGTTGAGTGATAGAAGAAAACAAATTTACTAAAATTTCATACCAACCATCACCACACTCGAAGTAAAACTTATCGTTGTAAAACAACGAAGGATATGTATTTTTTAATTTATCTTGTAATTCTTTTTTCATTGTTTAATGGCTGATTTTCTTGGATTCGAACCAAGACCTTAGAAATTAACAGTTTCTCGCTCTACCAATTAAGCTAAAAATCAACAGACTTCTATCTATTTAGTTATTTTCCAGTCGAGCCAAAGCCGCCTTTTCGCGAAAGCATTTGGCTAAACCATTCTTGATCAGACATTGATACAATATCATAATCGAATGAATTATGCAAGTTTTTTACATAATCTAATTGGGCAATTCTATCCTGATGCTTAATTCTAATTAAACTTTCAGAAATATTTGAAACAATAACAAAAACTTGAAATTCATAATCAGAATCAACAATTCCAACTGAGTTACCAACTACAAGCCCTTGTTTTAAAGCTAGACCAGATCTACTATACAACCGAATAGAATAATCGTGTGGTAACTTTACCGACCAACCTGTTGGGACTAATACTCTCCAACCAGCCTGAATATCAATATAAGAATCCTGTATTCTATTAATAACTGTAATAGTTTTTGTTTGATTAAACTTATTATATGCAGATACCTCTAATGTATTTTTTAAATAAGCAAAAACATCACTACAAGCAGCACCTTCAGTTTGTTGTGCTGGTATTAATGTATCTTCATGTAGTTTACGATAAATAATCTTCATATTAGTTCGCCTTCATCGTTTGTAGATTTAAAATCAAATGTATAATCATCTATAAAATTTTCATCTTGGTTATCTTGTTCTACCAAATCAGTACAGGTTTCTCCATCATCGCTATCGTATGGAGCTAATTCAAATAACTCTAATTGACGAGGGTCTACCCATACCACAGGAATCCGCCCACACCTTCCTTTTACAAATCCAAACATATCAGCAAAGTTATCACCTGCCAATTTCTTTTCTTTAGGTGTATCAAATCTATCTTGATATAATTTAAGATTTTTTTGTAAATGTTGAATTCTAGTCATTTGATATCTTTCGAATTTCTACAACTGAAGATTCAGGAACAACACCACGATCCGTAAATAGCATTATAACTTTGTCTCTGACTGCAAGATATTCAATTTGTGCAATCGACAATTTATTCGCTTCTTCATAATATCTAACCCAATCTCCTCTACGAAATTTTGGTGCTGGTGGTCGAGCGGGAGTTTTTATTGGAAATTCAACAATGTTAGATTTTTGTTCTATTTCTGGTTCTATTGGTTCATTAGGATCCATTATTTTGTCATTTCTATAAAAAGATGTGCTTGTTCAATTGCATCATTTACTGCGATATGCTTCATTGGATTAACATATTCTATTGGCCAAATTTTATCCATTTTAGTTTTTGAAACTCCCCAAAAATTGGTATTCATTTTTGCCATTGCATATGACCAAATATCCATGCCAGCAAATGAAAATGGATTTTCGCCAATAAATTTATGAAAATACCAATTAGCAAATGACCAATCAAAAGCCACAGGATATGCAACAAATACTGGAACGCCACGAATAACCTTTACCCAATTCGAAAATTTCATCATACCAATTGTTGGTTGTACTGTGCCAATACGTGATTGATTATATGCTTCTGGAAACGATTTCCAAAATAACATAGTAGAACTATCTTGATTAGCATTTGGAAGAAGATCAAAATTTACAGAAAATGTATCTATAATTTGGCCATTTTTAATTGCTGCTGCGCCAAGTGATAACATAGAATTTTCGCCCGGTATTGGTCCATCTGCTTCTATGTCAACCGAAATATAAATTTCATCGTTTAACATTAAATTATTTTCTCTTAAATTCTGCCAAATAACAATTAATAATGGCAATTAATATTCCATATAAACCGACAAATATGCTCAATATAGTTCCTACAACTATATTACCAAAAGTATATATCTTATATGAAGCTATACCGATATAAAATCCTAATACTAATTTTATAATTATTGAAATATAGGTTTCTTCTCTAGAAGACGGTTGTACTTTTGATAGTAAGTATTCAGTTATTACTTCTAATATTTGTCCTACTAACGGAAATAATAGGACAAATACTTCTGTTTTAAGCATTAGTAATTGATGTATCCAGAATTTTTGGCTTTATCATATACACACATATGATAAAACTCTTTATTGCAACCAAACTGATCACAGTATTCAACAGTTTCTAGGATATAGTCATCATCCTCATTATCATCATTATCATCGAAATCGTCATCATCACAACCAACACACTCATCGCACTCATCATAACCAGAGTGAAGATCGTTGATTACATTCTGAAACTTATCAGAAACATCAAACCGAAGATTGTCACCTTCTCGATCAATCATTCCAAGCAGTTTATATCCAAAAGTTCCTTCCTTAAAAAGAGCATTATAAAAATCAGCAATGTCATTCTTGGCATTAAGCTGATAATTGTCCTTACCAAACATGAATGCTCTCTCAAGAGCGAGTTTCATACCAACTGGTAGAAACACCTTGTCTTCAGCAGAACAAGCAGAGAACCCACGATATTCAACAATACCAAATTCCTGATTGGCGTGCTGAATTCTACATTCAGTAATAAGTGAAACTCCCTTATTCTTCAGTGAACCATGAGTGTCAGCAAAGCAAGTGTATCCTTCGGGAGATGGAACCGTATTAAGGTGTAATGCCTTAAAAGTAGATACGTTCCAAACAAACCAAGTAGCAACGAAATTCTTATCAGCAAACTGTGCAATCTTCATAATTTTATTCCTTTAATAATTTAAACAATACTCAATGCCAACTTAGTTTGGGCATTCGTTTCTGTTTCTGATTCAAATGAATCAGTTTGATCATTATCTCCTATTTCGTAATCTCTGTCAATAGATTTCTTGGACTTTCTCGGCTTCTTCTTTTCAAATTTTGGAAGTTTCTCTAAAATAACCTTTGCAGCCTCTTTTGCAATTTGTTCTGTGTTGTCGTCAATAGCCGTCATAATGGTTACATTATAAGATTCTGGCGGTCTACCTTCCAAACCTTCAGAATCATCAGCAGTGATATGTACGTATGCATTGTAAATTCCATAGCTAAACTCATATAACAACCCTTTAGATTTTGCCAGTGCGTGTAGTTCTTTATTTGTTGTTTCCATTTTATTCCTTAATTTTTAATAAGTGGTAATAACCTAATTGGTTTTTCCAATATTCAATTCTCTCGTCTTTAAACCAGAAATCTACTTTTTTATAGATACCAATGTCTTTGGTAATATATTTTTTAGATCTTATTGTTGTGTGTATTTTTATTTGATTTTCAATATTTGAATTGTATAAAAAAGTTACAAAACAAGCAAATACTTCATTAAATGTTCCAGTAAAAATTCCGCCGTCTCCGTCGTCCTTTACAACTGATAAATTCCAATATTTGCTATATTCTACAATCAACAAAGTAATTTTAGTAATCATTTTAAATACCGATTTCCATATTCTCTCCACCCTTCAGGTAGATTGCAATTTTCTGGTGCATCAACAAACAATGGAGCAATTTGATACTCCATGTATCCTGCCAAACCACAACCAACCTTAACAACATTAAAAGTCATGTTTTTATTGTTTTTGGCAAATTTGATAAATTTATTGATATGTTCTTTTATTGTTGATAATGGCAGTACTTGTAGTTTACCATCCTTTGTTGGAATCGCATAAGATCTTCCCGAAAATCCCGATCCTTTGCCCCATGTCGCTCCATGTTTCTTATAAGCAGCTTTTGCTGAACCTGCTCCGTGAATTCCACTTAAATTGCTAGCAAAAACCATAATTTCATTATTCATATTAATGATAATTCTTTCATTTTTTCTCGGTCTATTATAATTAGCTCCAACCAAGGATATTGAGTTACAAATGCACATACCTTTTCAAGACCACTTTTTACCCATCTACCCTTCACTTCATAGTATTTGTTTCCTGATACAAAATCGGGTGTATATGTGCCATCATTACCTGTTGGTAGTATTATTGGAAAAGTCTTACTTTCATAACTCCAAATAATTTTGTTATTATCTAACCAGTTAGCAAATTTAGCCTCCCATGTACTTCTAAAACAAATTTTTTTATTATCTATAGTTTCATACCATACTTTAGTTCCATGCGGCGGGGTTCTTCCGTATGCCCATGATAATTTACCAATTCTTTTTTTATTAATTAAAATAGTTTTTGCTTTTTGTTCTGGATTATTTAATATTAAATTACAACGAATTTTTAGCTTTTCTTTATTTTCTAGTGTTAAATTTAATTTCTTTCCGATTTTCACAATAGACATTAGTTTTTTTGTTTCTTCGGTATGTCCTACATCTTTTGTTGGATGTTTTCCACCATTTAAATAAAAGTTTTTCATTTTTTCAGATCTTAATTTTTTCGACAACAAAGAAGAACTATTTATATTATTACTACATTTTATGCACAATTTATTTTGTCTTGCTTCGCGGTATTTTTTTGCTCTTTCGTTATTGCATACTTGACATTTTGTTATTACAAACTTACAACTATTTGGTTTTAATTGTCTGGGATCATTTCCAAACATTAAAATGCTTTCGTTTACTAAAATATGAAATAGTACCGGACCAGAATGATATAAGGTTAATTTACGTTTCTTCATTTCCATTCATATATTTAGGTAAATGGTTAATTATATTGCTTCCGAACACAAATATTTCAAGCATATGGAAATAAACCTGCCGTTTCTTTAAAATCACCGAGAATTTTTATGATGACATTATCTTTGTCAATAGCACCGTTAATTTTAATTCTTATTGTTGAGCCATAAAAATTAATTGTTATTATTTTTTTACTGTTGTTCCAAAATAATAATTGATTCATCAAACTAAACAAACTATAGAAGTATTCAATATTATTATTTCTACCAGATGTATACTGCCAATTAAATTGAGTTGTATATGGAGCCGGTCTAATTTCATGAATTTCATAATCTTCCATATTATGCATTCTACATTATACCTACTTAGAAATCAAGTGATTTAGTTCGGTTTTGAATTCATTAAATTTAGAAATTTGATCAATAAAATCAGTAATTGATTTTATGTTAGTTTTAATTTTCAGCAACGTTTTTTTGCCAGTGTCATATTGAATATAAATTGTCCAAGCAATGTCTGAGATGTCTTTTGACAATGGAAATAATAAAGCAGATTTGATAAGTTGATATAAACTAGTATGTGTTCCCATGAGTTTTTTATTGAAATAACATGACCATATTCCTTCATGGCTATTTTCAACAAACCTAATTGTTACTGGATATAATTTGGGCATATTATAAGTTTCTAGTTATACTCTTCACAAAATTCAACATAATCAATAATAGTATTAAAATTAATATAAAGTGGCGATGAATATTTAAATAATATAACATGTTGTAAGTTTTTGATTTTGATTTTAATATTACCATCATAACTAATAGATATTAAATGGTTTGAAATATAAATCAATGCGTTACGAAGAAATACAAATTTGTTAGGTAAACTATTAGATGGAATATACAAATACCAATACCACAGGCCGTCTATTTTATTGAATTCAATTATAAAAGTCATATTATTTAATATATAATCGCATTTATTTGTCTGCAAAGATCAGCAATATTATCTTTTACAATACAAGCCTTTATAACAAATTCCTTTTTGTTTAGGGCATTAAAATATATTTTAAAATATCGTGAAGCATTTTTATTTTCTGATAGTTCATGAAAACAATTAATTATTGCTACCTCAAGATGTGCATATTTCCAAGAAGAATATGGGTTACGCCAATGTACATCATGTTTAAAAATAATATGTGGGTTTAAAGAATTCATATGGAAGCATAATACTATAGATTTCTGTGATATGCAATAGGTAGAGATAAGGGGAACTTTTCTTGGTGTTGGCAATTGTAAAATAATAATGACTTATTTGACCACAATAGAACACACTAAACAATGATGTGAGTGATGATCTCAAAATTATCAATTGATTTTAGAAGTCAAATAGGGTATACTCATTGAATGAATTATAAAAACCCCACAATTATTGTATATCGAAGACCAGACTCAAATCCTTTTAATTTAGATGAATATAAAAAATCGAGGACATTCGGTAAATGGATAGTAAATGAATTTGTATTCGCTGAAAATGTATCAATAACTTGTGCTGGTGGATTTTGGGAGAGGGTTGTTAATATGACAAAAAATATAGCAATAAAAATTGAATTATTAAAAAAATTTAATGGCACCCCTATTACTCTAAAAATTATAGATTTTATAGAAAACAAAGTTTATTGGTTTAAGTCTACTATAGACAAATTGCCCGATTTAATTAGTTTAAAAGATTAAAATACAATGAAAAATAATGAAATAATTGATAAAATAGTGAAAATGACAGGTCATAACAATAATATTATTGAAATTCTAGAATCTATAAAACAATGTTAACAATAAAAACTAATATATTTTTATGGGATGTTTTGCCAAGCAACGAAGAAATTGATAAATTTCGCGAAAAACATGCCCCAAATAAAAAGAAAGAACAATTTAGGTATTTTGTATGGAATGAAAATAAATTAACATTTATGAAAGATTTTAAAGAAAACCAAATACCTGCAATATTTTCACTTTTTAAACTACATAAAGAATATCAGATAGAAGTTACGGTTTTTTATAAAAATAAAATTATAAGGTTAATGGCCCCACATCAAAATGCAATATTTGCAATTGACCAATTTAAAGAATTGTTATGAGGAGCCCTGAAAATGAAAATAATAAAAAGTGTAATATTTATTTCTGGTAGTGGCAAAGATATGAATGAATTTGGTGCCAAATATCGAGATAAAGTAGATTATTATTGGTTTTGGAATAATAGCCGTGATATTTTTGATTATTTGATATATGAAGAAATTCCTGCCATAAAAATGGCAATTATGTTGGATGAATTTTGGATAAAGCTTAAATTAATTTGGGCAGATAAAGTACTCAAAATATCAGGTCACATTAATGACATTCAGTCGATATTAGAGAAATTAAAATTAACACAATTATAAAGGTGTAGTATAGTTGAAAATATCCAAATTTTACTGAATGGAGTCCCTGAAAATGAAAAAACTAAGAACATATAAAAAGCAATGCCGATATCTACTTGGAAATGGCAGAACACGACTGAATTGTTCTAAGGCTAAATTCCTTAAAATTAATCGACCTATATGTGCAGTATGTGAAAAGAAACTATTATTTGGGCAGGACCCAAAATCAGGAACTCCACCAAAGTTTATGGAATTATCTGACTAACAAAAGGAAACTCTTAAATGAAAAAACATAAACTTCGGCAATACACATTCGTTAAATTAAAAAAGAAATATTCTACAGATTTAAATTATCGAAAACATTTTAAGTGGACAGTTAACGAAACATTTATATTTTTTGGTGAAATTCCGAATATGAAAGATCATGGAATTTTCCTTTGCGATAGGACAGAAAAGATGTATATTGGCCTGCACATTGAAAATTTTGAGGAATTAACTGACGATGAAACTTAAACAAAACGGAGTAGCATTTATAATTTTTGTTTCTGATGCGCCAGATGCAGAATTTAAATTTCGTGATGTGTTTGCTCCTCTTAAAAGAGAAAAGTATGATTATTGCTGGCGAGCATCAAAAAACTATTTAATAGAAGATCTTATTATACAAATAAACGCGTTTCGAACAATGCGATCTTTACATGCCATAGATTTTATGTTTAAAATAGACATTCATTTTGACGACGAAAATAAGATAATCAAAATATTTAACAATAATGCAGTTGTTGACATAAATGTTAAAACTCTAGAAATATGAATATAATAAAGTATTGTATCCTTAAAATGAAAGAGCAAATAAATGATAATTTATCAATATGAAATGCATGAAAAATACAAAGATTTAGCAGACGGGACTCCTGATCCTAATTATAAACATAAAGCACATATGAATATTTCTGGAAAAACAGAAGATATTGTAAAATTATTGGATTCTTTGGTGGAATGCTCAAATAACGGAGTAGTCATTGAAAATTTTAATTATAAAATTGAGTAGGAGTCCCTTAAAAGTAGAAAAAAGTTGCAAAATTGAGAAAATCAGTTTATGATATTCTTAGGGCAGGAGTCCCTAAAGGAAAATCTTAGAATTTTAAGTATTATGGGAAAAGAAAAATATGATATTCTTGGGGTAGGAGTCCCTGAAGGAAAAAGAAAAGGTAGGAAAACATAGGGAAAGGGGTGGAATCATGTTATTCCCCTAACCCCCACCATAGTACCTCGCGCATGTCGGCTCGGAAAAGTCAAGTTAAATCCGTGTTAACTTTGGGGTTGCGAGGGGCATGGCATGAGTATTGCATCAAGCCGTGAAACATCGTCTTTTCCACAGTCTAAGTCCTTTAGAATTGATAAAAACTCCGTGGAACAGAATCGCACCTAACGCGCTAGGATGCCCTAGGAGCGTATCAGTCTGACCTTCGCGGTCATAGGTCGAGTCCGTCCTTCCGTGCGATCCTAGGGCAAAACGCAAACTTTGCGCGTGCGCGTTAGGCTATGTGGCATGACTATTGCTTGCAGTGTTGTGGCACGGGTCTTGCTTGCACCTGCGAACGAACAAAAAAAAGGCCTAGTCCTTTCGGACTAGGCCTAGGGTACGACTCCCGCGCTAGCTTCGCGTCACCGTGAAACGTGCGCCACGACCACGGGACATATGCGCCCACGCGATGCGCCCCTGAGTGGAACGCTGATAGACAAGTAGCGCAGCGAAGCTTGAGACAGTCTCGACGATGAGAACATCCGTTTGATTGTCAGGGTATGTGGCCACGACGCGATAAAGGGACATTGTAATTTTTACCTTTTTTAGTTGACGGTGACGATTGAAGCAACGATGGAAGGGACGGACGAGTAAACGTCAAGCGTACCGTTAGCACGTGGACGGACTGACAGTGCGTTAGGGTCGAGAAGGCCTAGGCTCTCGCAAGCTTCGGCGATAGCGGCGGACGGAGTAGCGCCCGATACGGTGACGATATCGGACGGGTTAAGGACGGATTGAACCGAAAGAGTGTATGTCATAGGGGAAGCATAGCACGGGAAGCAAACAAAAAAAAGGCCTAGGG